CGGGGGGTTGCGAGGAAGCGAGCAATCCCGTGCTCTCGAAGAACTTCTGGATCTCCTTCCGCAGCTTCCTCGCCTCGTTCGTAGCCACCTGCTCGTAGCCCTGGAGCAGGCTATCGATCCGCATCATAAACGCGTTCTGGCTCACCGGACTCAGTTGCTGGCCCTGCTGCATCGCCCCATTCAGGTACTGCATCAGCACCCCGATCCGACCCGCGTAGTTCTGCCCAGCTTTCGCTGGGACCGGAATACCAACCAAGAGCGTTGGTATGGTCTTGGTCTCGTCCTCCAGCTCGTCCGCCGCCTTCTGGCCCGGATCCCGGAGCAGCCGCTTCACCAGACTCGGGTCATCCAATTCCATGATGCTCTTGTCCAGCTCCACCTGATCCACCCACGGGCTGTTCATAAACAACTGCTTCCGGTTGATGGCCTGCTGAACCATCATCTGCCGGCTCACCATGTCCATGCCACCCTTCGGCTCCAGCTCATACTGATCGTGCAGCGCAATCGGGTCTGCCTCCAACGAGTCCTCCGCAAACCGGTACCGCAGGCTCTTGGAATCATACTGCACGTAGAGTCCCCACGCCTGCCGGTACAATTTGCCCAGTGCCATGCGGAACAGACGAGCCCGGAGATCCCCGCTCTGCATGGCTTGAGCGTTGATGCTCTGGATCTCGGTCGCGGTCCTCCGATCGCTTCCACCGCTCATCACACTGCCCATCGCGTAATCCGGGCTCCCGATCCGGTTTTCAGCCACCGCACGGGTCTGGTTCAGCTCCTGATCGAAGCTCACCGGCGGCTGCGGCATCTGCACCGGAGCCACGCCATAGGGGAGAATCTGCCCCGGCTGGAACCGCAGGTTGATGCTATTGGGCAACTCCCGCTCCGCCCGGAACAGCGGGCGGTTGTACAGCGTCATCGCATCATGCTTGTGGTTCCACATCGAGGTCATGGACAGCTCGAACGGAGCCAGGATCTCGCACACTCCACGCGGGCTGAACCATCCCTTGTCCTTGATCTCGTAGGGGAAATCGATAAATGGCAGTTGGCCATGGTCATACGGGAGCTCCATGGGATCCCGCAGATCCAGATCCACCGCCGCGGGGCTGTACAGATACACCTCCCACACCCCGTCATCCCGCTTCCTATACACCTCCCAGACAATCACGCCATCCGTGTTGTTGGTGTACGTGATACCCTCGCGCAACTGCTTCGCATCGTCCTCGGTCGCAGCCCCTGGGATATTGTCATCCTGCTGCGGGTTCCCCCGGATCTTCTCAATCGTTTTGGAGTCCGACTTCCACCCAAACTGGCCAGCCATCCGCTTGTACGCCGGCACACTCATCGGCATCACATGCACCGCCCAGTCCGCATCCTGCAAATCCGTGGTATACGCCGGCACCACAAAATACATCGGGTCCACCGCCTCAAACCCCACCCGCTTATCACCCGGATTCCAGAAGCACTTCATCACCCCGCGCCCGCTCATCAGCGTGTAATCCACCCAGGAGAGGACCTCGTCAGTAAAGTTGGTCTTCTCCCGGATCTTATAATTGAACCAGTCCTCCGCCACCTTCGTGTACGCGTTCAACTGCTGCCTCATCGGAACAAAGCTGGCCACCACATCCATCCCCAGCGCCTGCTGGAGGAATAGCGGCTTGAGCTTCTCGATCGCGGTATCGATCAGCGGCCAATGCAGATCCGCGGCCTTCGGCCAGGGCTTGTTCGTCCGGCGAAGACCATGATGGCGCAACTCATACCACCGAGTCTGCCGAAGCTCCCACGGGCTCCGCTGGCCCACGGCCTCAACAATCTGCCCCTGCAACGCATTCCGCTGTTTATCGCTCATCATAAATGTCCTCCCCTCCTTTATCCCCCTACCTCGCAACCAGCAAGCGCAACCCCCTCCGGTTCAAGTGGGCCAAGCTCATCCTCCATCCGCTCCAGCAGGCTCCGCCCATCCTCGCCCAGCGCCTTCATGTACTCGTCCATCCGCTTCCCGCCACCACCACAGAAGGCCAATACCATCGCATCCGCCCGATCCGGACTGTTCACCCCGCGAGCCCTCAACTCATCCTTCCCCTCCAGCGTCAGCTTCCCCTTCCCGTTCGTCCGCACCTTCCGGCTCACGAACTGCTGGAGTAATACCTCATCCGTCCCGACCGGTCCCAGGTTCACCTTCCCCTCCTCCACCATCCGCCCGAACTCAATCCACATCTCCGCCGCCCGGTTCACGAACTGATCATCCCGGATGGCCCGCTCCCCGAAGTTCACCCGCCTCACATCCCAACCCTCCGCCCGGAGCGCATCGCACATGACCACTCCCATGCCACCCACATCCGCGTAGATATCCTCAGCCTTCAGCTTCCACTTGCGGAATTCGCTGATGAACCGACCCACACTGGCCATCGTGTCCTTGTCCCGCCAGCGGATCAGCCCCTTCACCGTGTTCCCATGGCGCACCACCATCACGCTCTCATCCCCGCCGGCGCTGAAGTCGCAGCCAGCGGTCAACCGGTGCCCCTCCGTATCCTCCTTGGGTGGGCCACTCACAACCTTCTGCCAGTCAGCCGTCTTCACCGCGGTCAGGCTCCCGTCATCCTCCATGAACTCCGCGTAGATCATCGAGCGCACCAATGGATGACCCTCGCCCCAGCGGGCCATCTGCTCATCAATCCACTCCTTCCGGATATGCGGGCAGTCGTAAGCGGTAACGGTAAAGGTCTGCCACTTGCCATCATTCCTCCGGAATACATCGTAGAAGTACCCGGAGCTACCACCAGGACTGCTCATCAGCAAAGTCCGCGTCGGCTGGCACCGCTCCATCGACTGGAAGATCCCGTCCGGAACCGCCTTCGCCTCGTCCACAATGTACATCAAGTCATTGCTCGGACCCTGCACATGCCAGCCTTCAGCCTTCTCCGGGTTGCTGGCTGAGAACCCGATGCACCGGCTGATCAGCTCCTGGCCGTCCACTTTCTTCGGGTACACATACCGAATCTCACCATCCTTGATCGAGAATCCATTCTCCTCGCCCCCCAACCCATTGATCATCTTCCTCAGATGAGGCCACAACGCGTCGGCCACCTGTCGGTACACACCAGCGGTACAGACGACGAGGCTCCCCGGCCAGCGGAGCATGTGCCATACCACCGCGCTCGCGGCTACCATGCTCGTCTTGCCAGAGCCGTTCGCAGCCTTCAGCGCCACCTTCGAGTGCTTCTCGTTCAACGCCCCCAACACCGCCTCCTGCCACGCGTAGGTTTCACGTAGGCCAAGCATCATCTTGGGGAAGTTCTTAAGCTGCTGAGCCTCCTCCAATAGCTTGCGCTGCTTCCACGCAGGGATGTGAGAACCCATTCCAAGTGAAGGGGATTTCTTGCGCTTAATTTGCTTGACGGGCATAAAATTTGGTGTGGGACGGGGAGGGGGTATATAGGTAACACCCACCCCCCTCTTGGGGGTCCTGGTCCCCCCGTGGTGTTACTTTCCCCCTCCGAAGGCACCGAGTAGGGCTCCGCTTACCGATAACTCCTTTCCACCTTTGCCGGTGTGCTCGAGTTGAGCGCGGGCTACGTAACCTCGGGTGCGCTCCAGCATCCAACCCGCAGATTGCCAATTGGCCTCACCGCTCATGATCCTTCGTTGAAGCAGCAATTCACCCTGGGCGCGGGCGCGGTCAAGCTCACCTTGGAACTTAGGATTAGCTGAAATCCATCGGTGCCATTGGGTTTGATTGCCCGCAGGGAATCCGCAGAGAATCGCGATGCGGTCAATGGGCATCCCATACTGAGCGGCTTCCATCGCTTCCTTTTTAGTGGTGTCTGACAGGCGCATTTTCGTTCCCCTCTCCGGCTTTGCCCTTAACCTGGGCTTCTCCACCACAACTACTTCCTTTTCTGTCTTCCTGGCCATGGATTCACTTTGCCCCATAAAGTGAACCATCATGAAATAAATGTGAACCGGTGTTGACAAGATGCGTCTTGTTTGGCTTAATCCCTTCACGCTCTCCATCACGGGAGCATTTCAAACATCATGAAACCACGCTCAAAACGCATCCTCGCGGCCCTCTTATGGCTCGCGATCATCACTTTAATTGTCCTCAACGGACTTTGGGAACAATCACTTTGGATCGGGGGTGTAAATTGACTCTCTTCCGCTGCAACGGATTCCGCTCCGTCCGCTCCGATTCTATCCGAGACGCCGCCGGGGTTTTCGCGAAACGTGCCGCCCGTCGCGCATTCGGACGCCGTGGTATCGTCCGAACCATGGTTGATGATTCCTACGTTCCGAACCTCTCGATTGTAGAGTTTGCCGCTTTCATCGGATATCCGACCGGTCCCAATGAAACGACGGGCCACAATGTTCGTTTTACCGTGATCAACGGAGGTGCCCGATGAGCAACGGATTTATCCTCCACGAAGACTCGGCCCGTGTGATCATCGCGACTGGCTTTGAATCCCCTTCGGATAACCGGAAGACGGGCGACATGATCCAAGTGTGGATCCTAGTGAAATCCGTTTCCCCTACCGAAGCGATCAAATCCGGCTTGGATCGCCTCATCTGCGGAAATTGCGTCCATCGCGGGCACGAAGAAAACGGTCGCTTTGGTGTGGACCGATCATGCTACGTAAATCCCGGGCAGGCCCCCCAAGGAATCTGGAAAGCGTGGAAAGCGGGCCGATACTCTCCCTTGCGTAGTCTCGAGTGTTTCGTTGGAAGGAAAGTCCGATTCGGCGCATATGGCGATCCTACCCATATCCCCCTTCCCCTTGCGCTCGCGATCGCGGGCGTCGCTTCCGGTCACACGGGCTATACGCACCAATGGCGCAAGCCCTCGTTGCAAGGGTGGAAAACCCTTCTAATGGCATCGGTGGATTCCATCGCGGAACTTGTGATCGCTCGCTCGCTCGGGTGGAGTACTTTTCGCGTGGGCTCCGAAGCTAGCGCTGGCGAGTCCCTTTGCGCCAGTGAACGTGTCGGGACCCCCTGCATGGATTGTCTCCTATGCGCCGGGGCCCGTGGTGGAATCGAGTCTGTCCACATTCCCCCGCACGGGACCGGAAAGCGGCACTTCGTGGACATGCCTGCTTTGATCGCTTGAATTCCCCGGTGAGCCCATGCGCAAGCGTGGGTTCCACGGGCAATTAATGCCCTTCAAATTATGCAATCCATTCAAACCAAATACCTACCCGCAACAACCCATCGAGGGTCCCGAATCAAAGCAATCTGCGAAAGGGGAACCCTGACTCTGCCCTATCGATACGATATGGACGGGTACGACTGCCATCGAGAAGCAGCCCACCAGTTGTTCGACAAGTTGTTTTCCAAGGACTTCGGCGGGCCGGTTGTTTTCGCAACCGGTTGTCTCCCGGATGGAACCTACGCCCACGTCCTTATCTGAACCCATGAAATCAGCCTTAGATCTCATTCAACGGGACGCATTCAAGTCCGCCGTGGGTCGCGCCATGTTCTGTGGTCATCCCGACTGCGGTGTGATCTTGGATTACCGCCGTGCCGTGGAGCTTTCCGCTTGCAAGGGTCCACACTACGTTTCCGTCAAAGTGTTCTGCGCCGACTGCGCCGACCGAGTGCGCCCCATAATTGAGAGCAAACTCGGTCCCCTTGGATTGCGCCTTGAAGTTGTGGACGGAAGGGAGTTCCGGTGACCGATCTTTTCCGAGCCCTAGGCTACCTCCTCCTTGGCGCTTTCTTCGTTGCCCTTATGGTTCTCTCAGCCCTAGCCGGGAACGGTTGACGAGTAGGCCAGCCCCCCCCTTTCGCAGCCCCGTATGGTTCGCCCTGCGGGGTTTTTTGTTGCCCGAATTCGGCGTCCACTCGGTTCCATTCCTTCCTTCCTTGCCGATCGCCCGCCCCCCCTAGGACACCCAATGTCCGACCAGGTGAGACACTCGATGTCCTACCCCTCCACCCTCGCGCCAGGATCTCCCGCACCGGCCCATACCCCATACCAGATTCGGAATTCGGAATCTTGAAATCCGGAACCCGCGGAACCCCGAGCATGGAGCGGTATCCTCCGGGGCATGGAGCGGTAGAAGCGATTTATTCCATCCCCACACTTTCCTACTTGACGACTGAGCATGGAGCGGTAGGGTGTGTCCCGACATGAGCATTCCCCTTGTTCCCTTCCTGCGTCTGCGTGACTGCGAGGAGCCCTTCGTGATGTGCGGTGAGCGGTGGCTATTCGTCACCTGTCTTCGAGCTGACGGCATGCCTGACATTGGTGTGTACCGATTCTCGACGGACCTGACGCACGACTATCTGGCGTGGCGAGAGGCTTTCAATCTGCGCTGATATACAAACAACTGGCCAACGATATGACACTAAGCGAGATCAAGTCTGCTGTGAGAGATGGCAAGACGGTGCATTGGAAGAACCATGGGTACCGAGTGATATACGCTCCCAAGCTCAATGACTTCCTGATCCGGTTCGACTACAACGATGACTGCATCGGTCTGACATGGGTGGACGGCGTGACCATGAACGGCGAGGAAGCGGACTTCTTCGTTGCCCAGTAGGCCAAACATCCCCATCACCACCCCGCGGAGCCCTCGGACCACCCATCCGGGGGTTTTCCGTTTCCAGCCCCGCGGACCCCGCTTTCGCAATTTGATGCGGAAGCCACCCTCCGACGCACTGGCGACCCCTTTCTGATCGATTGCGAGGCATCCATATCCATCCATCGGACCCAGCATTCCGGTCCCCCCTGCTCCCGACCTCCCGGATCCCCAGACCCACTGCTTCCGAGTTTCGCAATCCGGAATCAGGGGTTCTCAAAAATGGCCGCCGAGCGCGGGGCGTCTTGAAACGCCCCCGCAGCGTCTCGGCGATGCTATTTTTGACTCCCTTTTAAGGGAGTAGTAAGACTCCCTTTTAGGGGAGATAGCGGGGGAGGCGGATAAGGTTCTGGTGCCACGATTACGGTTTACTTCTGCTTCCTTGACATGCGTCCTGATGGAAGCTACTTTGGTTCCACCATGAGTTATCTAGAGAATGGTTCCACCCTCCGCGCCATGTTCCGCCTGATGCCGCCGATGAGGCACGACATCGACCCGAGCCGATCCGAGGTTCTGGCCTACATAATGGACAACCTCCGATGCGATCTGGGGAAGTCGATCCGCTCGTTCAATTCGATGCGGAACATAAAGAGCGGTGTATTGATATACGATCGTATCCATCGCCAGTGGCGTGGTTGTGATTGGGTTCCCGCCGAGGAGGTTGATAAGGTATCAATGCTGTTAGCAATGATCACTGAGATGAAGCGTGATATATCCTCGCTGAGGTCTGAGGACCGCAAGCTGAGGCATATGATCAGTACGATGCGCCGGCGGAAGGGTTCGAGGGATGTGGCCGACTCCGATGTTGAGGCTCAGGAACAGAAAAGCTCCCCGGATGTGGATCCTAAGGAGCTCGAGCGTAAGAAGAGGGAAGAGGAAGATGCGGCTTACGATAAGTCTTCCAAGGAGTTTTGGGGTGCTATCCTCGCCGAAATGAACGACGAGCCGGTGGCTTCGGCT